GAGCATTCCGGACGGTGCTCGACCGACCGCGGGATGAACGCGGTGTCGATCGAGAAGGCGCCGCCGGCGTTGGCCTTGCAGAGCTTCTGCAATTCGGTGATCTCCGAGGGATAGAACAGGGAGCGCCGAGCTGTCGGGCTGAACGTGTTGTTCAACGAGAACGGCCCGGCGGTGACCTGCTCCTGGGTGACTGACCCTCCCCCTGACTCCGCCCAGCGCAGCACTGCTGCCCTGATGATCGCCTCTGCGGCACCGACGAACTGGAAGCCGTCGTCGGTGATGCAGGGCGCAACCCTGGCCGCCAGGGCCAGCCCGTCGCGGATCAGGATCTCTGCCTTCGCCTCGTCGATGTCCGGGTCGAATACGCGGAGGTCATCGACCGTGATGGTCACAGCGGTCATGCTCGACCTCCTACTTCTTGGCCTTGCGCGGGTGCAGCCCCTTCGCCGGGTGGAGGCCCGCTCGGGGCCTCAGCCCGGTCACGGGGCCGGGGTTTCCCCCGCGTCATCGTCCGCCTCGGTGTAGGTGACGAAGGCGTCCTTGTCGAGGATCGCCCAGCCGAAGATGACCTCGGTGAGGAAGGCGACGGCGTTGCGGCGCTGGAGGTCACCGTTGCCGAACGGGTCGCCGTACTCGATGCGCTTGAGGCTGATGTCCAGGGCGTGGCCGAAGCGCAGCGCGTCCCAGTCACCGCCGATCGCGCGGATGCCGGTGTCGGCGGAGCCGTCCATCTGTCCGGAGATCGCTCGGGACGCGGCGACCGGCTGGCCGGCGTAAGAGGTGATGCCGCCGCCCATCGGGATCTCCGGGTTAAGGCGGCGCCCCTCCTTGTCGCGGGCGTTGGCCAGCAACGCGACGAAGCGGGGGTCCATGCCGAAGCCGGTGAAGTTGTGCGGGGTCGCACCACCGACGACGGAGTTGTAGCCTTCCCACAGCGCGGAGTCCGCCAGTGCGGGGTCCGGGCGGCCGTTGGAACCGGCGACGAGCTCGACGGAGTTAGCGGTCTGGGTGATCCACTCGGTCACGCCGGTGAGGGCTGCGCCATTGACCGCCTGGCGTCCGTGGAGTACCGCCAGGTCGATCTGGCGGGACAGCGCCTGGGACATCTCATCGCTCATGAGGTCGAGGATGTTCGCCGGGTTGGTCTCGATGGTCTCCATGGAGAACTCGAGGCCGACGACGGCCTTGATCGGCTTGATGGACTTCGCGCCGACCTCCAGCTCGGAGTCCGGCTTGTTGCCAAGCTCGCCGACGATGGAGGCGGACGGGCGCTTGGTGAGCACCGGGATGATGTTCTCGCCGATGATCATCGGGTGGGCCTTCGCCAGCGACGGGACGACCGAGGTGGCGAGGGCGGACTTCCAGATTTCGTCGGAGACGGACCGGGGCAGGAGGGCGGAACCGCCGCTGCCTCCGGTGAGAGTCTCCTGGGTATAGGTGGCCATGTCTGGCTCCTTTCAGGGTTGATGGTTGTTGAGGGTCGGGCTGGATCCAGTGTCAGAGTCCGAGGATCTGGCGGGCCATGGAGTCTCGGTCGTCCCCGCCGGAACTGCGTCCGACAGACGGGACGTACGGGGCGCCCTTGGACTTGCTCTGCTCCTTGGCGGTGCCGGCGAACTCGAGCAGAGCGTCGGCCGCAGCCGTGAGCTCCTCCTCGGTCGTGCCGGACAGCAGGGACTCGGGGACGCCCTTGGCGGACGCCACACGGGAGCGCAGAGCTGACTGCTTGGCCTCGGTCGCTTCCGCCTCCAGGGCGGCGAGCTTCTCCTGTGCCTTCTCCAGCTCGGTCTTGTTGGCCTCCTCGACCTGCCGTGCCTTCTCCGCCAGCGGACGCAGCTCATTGCGCTCCGTGCGGTAGCGGGCGGCCTCCTTGCGCGCTTTGGTCAGTGCTGCGCGAAGGTCATCAGGCGACAGGTCACCGTCGTCCGCCTCGCCCTGGTCCTCAGTGCCGGGCTTGGCGCCGGCGCTGGGGGCCGGGGTGGTGGCCTTGTCGGTGGAGTCGGACCCGGTGTCGGGCCCTGTGGTCGGTGCCGGCTCCTGGCCGGTGGCACCAGTGATGGTG